GGGCAATTGATCCGGACCGGACCGTATTGAGATAAAACGAACCTTAACAAAACAGCAATGGACCCGGATAAAATAGTAATTGGTCTACAAAAAAAGCCTAACCACATTTTAAAGGAATTGGGCGGGGTTTATTACGCGCTTACAGTTGTGGATCCTTCCACAAATAAAAGGTGGACCGGTTCGGCAATTAGTTTTTTACCAAAAGCAACCGCGCCCCTATTTGTAAATATTACTCCAGGCAGCAACCCCCAAAAGTTACAATTTACCGGGTTGCGTATTTTATCAATCGAAATAATGGGAGAGCCGGACAAATTAAGGCGCTTTATTTGTTACGTCGATCGGGATCTAATAAACGCACAACCCAAAGCAACCGTTAAATATATAGTTTCGACAATGTTAACCGAGTTTTAGTTATGAGCAGAAAGAAAACAGAAGCCGCGAAAAAATTACAAGGTACCTATCGAAACGACCGCAAAGAACAAACCGTCGCCGGTATTGACGAAATACCGCCGCCGCGTAAATTCTTAAGCCGTAAGGCAATGAAAGATATTTACTATTTTATTGCGGAACACTTAAAGAAAAACGCAAGCTTACAACACGCCGACAGCCTACTAATAAGCCAAGCCGCGCTAAATGTTTATTTACTTGAAAAGGCAAGCCGTGACGTAATTAAACACGGCACCACCTACAAAAGTAAGGACTCCGACTACATCGGATTAAACGCTTATTATACTGTTTTCCGACGGGAGCGGGAACAATTAGAAAAGTATTGTAAAGAGTTAGGGATTGGCATTGCAAGCCGTGAAAAAATACACGCTTTCGCGGCCGAAATATTGCCCAAAGAAGAAGCCGAAACAAAGGATCCCGTCGCAAAAGTTCGATCGATTAGAAGCTAATGGAGTTAGTCAAAGACTATATAAACCGAGTTGTTGAAGGGCGGGAGGTAATTTGCCAAAATGCCCGCGCCGCCGTTTTGCGGCATTTGTCAGACCTGGAAAAGCAAAGCCGGGAAGATTACCCGTTTTATTTTGATGAAGCCGCCGCAAGGCGGGTTATTGAGTTCGTGAAAATTTGCCGACATACAAAAGGGCAATGGATGGGTAAAAAATTCTTATTGCAGCCGTGGCAAGCTTTTATCATTGCTTGTGTATTTGGGTGGAAGAAAAAAAAAACGGTTTCAGGCGTTTTAACCGCGCATATATTCGCGTCGCCCGGAAAAATGGTAAAACGGAACTAATGGCGGCTTTGGCGTTATACGGATTGGTTGCAGATGATGAAATGGGCGCGGAGGTGTACTTTGTCGCCACCAAAAAAGACCAGGCAAAGGTCGGGTTTAATGCTACAAAAAAAATGCTTTCTTACTTACAACAGGATAGCCCCATTGCACGCGCCGAATTTAACTACAACAGCCACACAATTTACAGCGAAAAATATAACAGCTTTTGTCGGGCAATGGGAAGGGATAGTAAAAGCGAGGACGGGCCGAGCCCCCATTTTGTTATTGTTGACGAATACCACGCCCATATTGACGACCAAATGGTTAACGTTATGGAATCCGGTATGGGTGGGCGCCAACAACCGCTAACCCTGACAATTACGACGGCCGGATATAATGTTTTTGGGCCTTGCAAATTGTTTGATGATAACATAGCCAAACCAATACTAACCGGCGGGTTGGATGATCCGACAACGTTTGCAATAATTTACGAAGCAGAAACCCCCGAACACGAAAAAAGCACAACGGCGGCTTTAGTGGCAACCGAAGCCGAAAAAAATACTATTTGGTGGGATGATGAGACACAATTACAATACGCTAACCCCGGCATTTCTAACGGTACCCCGGATTTAGACTATTTGCGGGATCGAATGCGAAAGGCAGTAAATGAGGGCGGCGAAAAAGAAACCGATTTTTTAACAAAAAACCTAAACGTATTTACCAGGGCGAAAAAGGTATGGATACAAAGCAAATATTACAAGCAAAACGTCGAGCCGGTTTCCTTTAAGAAGATGAAAGGTAAAACGGCCTATTTAGCGTTTGACCTTGCAAAAGTTCGAGATATTACCGCTTTAAGCGTGTATTTACCACAGCAACCCGGGCTCGAGTTGCCCCGGTTATACCAATTTTACTGGGTACCAATAGAAAACGCCCGCGAACGTCAGAAAAAAGACAAAGTACCCTATTTGAATTGGATAAAAGGCGGGCAAATACGGGCCACAGAGGGAGACAGCGTCGACCACGATGTTTTTATGCGTGACGTTTTAGAAATATGTGAAAATTTAAAGGTAAAGGGGATTGCTTACGACCCGTGGAACGCCGAAACGGTACAACAGTATTTTAAAAAACAAGGCTATAAAACCTTTGAGTTTAGACAATATACAACCCTCTTTAATGAGCCTTTAACGCACTACGAACTCGCAATAATAAGGGGGGAAATACGGTATAATTTTAACCCCGTAACGGCGTGGATGTTAGGCAATGTAACCGTCTACCGGGATAAAAACGAAAACCGGAAAATTGACCGGGATAAAAGCCAAGAAAAGGTCGACGGCATTGTTACCGATATAATGGCAATCGGCCTATATTTAAAACTAACCCAAGCAAAGAAAAAGTTTAAGCGGCAAGGGTTACTAATGATTAACAATGAAAGCGAAAAAAGTGGAAGTTAGCGAGGAACAAAAGGAAGTAATAGAAGCGATTGCAAGCGTAGAGGGCTATTTTCGCTATTATATTAAAATGCGGCAACGTTACCCCCTGGAAACGGACCAAAATTTATGGGAGTTAATAGAGCGCCGGTTGGATCAATACAACGCCAAAAGGTACCAACAGTTTACAAGCTTTAGCAGCGCTAAAAACCGGTTTATTAAAACTAATCGCGCCGCGCTTAAGGATCTATTTATCGAATAAAACAAACTAAACCATTGTTTAAAAATAAGACGGTTTAAGGTTGCATTTTTGTAAAAACGCTAATAATGGGTTTAAGGTTTGCAATTGATAAGTTACCATTTTTTAACCGTTCGGCCGGATCTTTAGCCGAACCGGGTAAAGCGTTGTTAGATTGGTTTATGGGCGGCTCTAACGTTGCCGGTGTTTCGGTGACAGAAAAAACGGCTTTGTCAGTTGCCGCCGTTTACAAGGCAAACCGTTTTATTAGCGAAAACATGGCAGCGCTACCCGGCGAAATTATTAAAAAGCCGCCCGGGGGAAATATTCGGGAAAAATTGCCTTTGCACCGGGTTAGCCGATTAATGAATAGCCCGGGAATTTACGGCGGGTTTAGCTTTGTCGAAACGATGCAAAGTTATGTTAATTTACACGGAAACGCCGTCGCTATTATTCGCAGAGATAGCGCAAATAATAACCCTACGGGTTTTGATATTATACCCCCGGACAGAGTAACGCCAATAATTGATAAAGGCAACGTTTATTTTTCCATAAGAGATAAACAAGGGAAACCCCACGTTTTTTTTGATTACGATGTTTTCCACATTCCTTGCGTACCTATTCACCCCGCCGCGCCCGGCGTTTGGGGCTTAAGCCCTTTGCAGTACCACCGCACGACGTTAGGTTTTAACATAGCCGTTAACGAATATGGGCCTAAAATCTTTCAAGGCGTACAAACAAACGGTTACTTAAGTACGGAACAGGAACTCGACGACGACCAAATAGGCCGGATTGGGTCACAGTGGGCACAACAAACAAGCGGTTTAGAAAATACCGGACGGACCCCGGTTTTGGAGGGGGGTATGAAATTTATTCCTATCAATCTAAAACCCGAGGATATGCAATTCATTGACACAAGAAAAATTAACCTTGTGGATATTGCTAATATTTTTGGGGTGCCCCCTTACGTTGTTGGGGATTATTCAAGGGCTAATCATTCCAATATTGAGCAGCAAAGCATCGACATAGTACGATACACACTAAGGATCCACGCGGCAAGGTGGGAAAGTGCAATCCAAGCCAAACTAATAAGCACTAAAGAAAGTAATACTCACCGCTACCGCTTTAATTTAGATGAGATTACACGCGGCGACAGCCAAAGCCGAGCGGATCTTATTGAGACTTATATGAAATGGGGAATTTACAACCGCGACGAAATACGGGAATTAGACGACAACAACCCTATCCCTAATGGGGAAGGGGAAAAGACGTTAATTCCAATGAATTACACCACTTTTGAAAATTTGCCGCAAAATGAGCCAAACGACCCTAACCCGCCGGGCAACGAATAAAAAAACAGTTTTAAGAGCCGCCCCCGATGCTAATAATATTGTTGGGGCCGCCTTTCTTTACAACGTCCGGAGCGCGTTGTTGTATGGTATCTATTATGAGGAGTTATTGCCAGGGTGCGCAGATAGCGCAAATATGGACGACGTAGTTTGTCGGAAAAACCACGACAATAACCTTGTTTTAGGTAGAACCCCGGAAACCCTTAGTTTAGAATTGCAAGCCGACGGGCTTTACTATGATTGCGAAGTTGCCCCAACAACGGTCGGAAAAGATGTACTAATTGAGGTAGAACGCGGCGACTTGCGCGGATCCTCTTTTGGATATACCACCACCGTTAACGGTATAAAATGGGGGGAAACAGACGACGGCATACCATTACGGCAAGTTGTAAACATGGGCCGAATTGTTGACGTTTCCCCGGTTACAAACCCGGCGTTTGTAGAGACAAACGTAAGCTTAAAACAGTACGAGCGACAATTAGAGCAGGAAAAGCGACACGCCGCCCCGTTGCTTGTTTCGGCATTGGCAAATAAAAAAGTTTTACCGGTTGACGTTGTGCCGTATTTACGAAACGTTGCCAACGAAAGCGGCCTCGAGTTTCGGCAACTTATGAAAATGGCAACCGGGCAACCCGTAGCGCTTGAAAAGGCGACCGCCTTAAATTTATCCCAAAAATTAGAATTAGGGGCCGACCTAACTTTGCGGGCTTTGTGTGCTGATAATTGTTTGGTTGAAAACGGTAAAAGCGAAGCCGAAAAATTAGCCCTCACTAAAACGTTTGAAGCTTTAGTAAAAGGCTATAAATAAAGCAGGAATTAACCCCGGACGACGCCGGGTTTCTTTAATATCAAAAATGGCTAGTTATGCCCACTTTAAAAACGCTTTTTGAGCAAAAAGGTAATTTAGTTCACCAAATGGACGAAATTATCAAAAGCACCCACAATGACGCGGGAGAGGTCGTCCGGGCTTTGGACGACGAAAAGTTGCAGCAACTTTCTAAGATGCAAAAAGACCTGGACCGGATCCAAAAAACGATCGACGCCAACGAAGAACACCGCCGCGCCCTGGAAGCAACGCAACGCCGGGAAGGTAATATTATTACCCCGGACCAAATCGACGAAATTGAATATCGGGAGGTATTCGACGCGTATTGTCGGTATGGGGCCGCAAATTTGCCCACAGAGTACCGCCAAATTTTGCAAGCCAACCAAATAGGCGGGAAGATGGTACAATTGCGGGGAACGGACGCGCAAGTTACTACCACCGATAATTTAGGGGGGTACCTTGTGCCGGAGGGCTTTATGAATGAGCTTTACAAGTATATGCTCTATTTTGGGCCAATGCTTGACGCCGGGCGGTTGCTGGAAACAGACTCCGGAAATACAATCCCAATGCCAACCGTTAACGATACCGCCAACGTGGGATCCATGCAACACCCGGACGCGGCCGACATTGCCGTTAACGATATGCCCTTTGGTACCGTTTCTTTAGGCGCTTACACCTTTACAAGTGGCGTCGTATTGGTAGCCCGCCAACTTTTGCAGGATAGCGGCGTAAACCTGGAACAAGAACTAATCCCGCTATTAGCGGCTCGAGTTGGGCGAAACATTAACGCCAAACTAACAACGGGCCTCGGTAGTGGATCTAATGAGCCGGAAGGCGTTGTAACAGGTGCCACCAATGTAATTACAGCAAGCGCCGCCGCCGCTATTTCTAAAAATGAAATTTTGGCTTTGAAGCACAGCGTCGACAATGCGTACCGCCAAAGCCCTAACGCCGGGTTTATGCTACATGATAGCACCGTCCTTGCGATTAAACAATTGCAATATGGATCCGGCGACGCCCGTTCTTTGTGGCAAGCAGGGCTCGCAGCCGGTGAACCGGATACAATCGACGGCGAGCGGTATTGGATCAACAACAATATGCCCGAAATTGGCGCGGGTAACAAATGTATGCTTTACGGCGATTTTAACGCCTACCGGATCCGGCGTGTACGCGGTGGGGGCGTGTTGCGTTCTGAGGAGCGCTACTTTGAAAAAATGGCCGTTGGTTTCTTATCTTTTATGCGTTTGGATGGGAAATTGATTGATCCAACAGCCGTAAAAGCTTTACAAAACGCTGCATCCTAAAGAAAAGGGTCTTGTTTCAACCCCCCAACGGGGCGCGGCGCTTTAGGTCGCGCCCCAATTTTAAATTTTTGGTTATGCCACGAACGAAAAAAACCACACCAAAGAAAAAGCCAACAACTAAAGCCCGGGTTAAAGATCCGGACAAAGTTGTAATTAGGTTATTGGCGCCCATGGCCGGTAAAACACCATTACAAACCGGCGAACTAATAACAGTGAGCAAAGCCGCCGCCGCCCGTTATGTAAAAAACCGGGCCGGGGAAATTGTAAAGACTGACTAATGGAGTTAAGGTATAAAATAGTAGTGCCCCCGGCGGGGTTTGTCCTTACTTTAGAGGAAATAAAGGAAGCTTTAAAGGTTTCAACTACCGACGAGGACTACTTAATACAAACGTATTTAGCAGCCGCCACCGAACAAGTGGAGCAGCGCTTAAGCGTTTGTTTACTTACCCAAACCATAGACCAATATTTTGACCGTTTCCCAACGTCAAAGCGTTTTTTGGAATTAGCGCGGGGGCCAATGCAAAGCGTTACCGCCGTAACTTATACCGATGCAAACGGCAATTTATTAACGTGGAACTCCAGCCTTTACGCTACCGATACTATAAGCAGAAAACCCCGAATAGGTCCTAAGCAGTTACAAACGTGGCCTTTAGTAGAGCAGAATTTGAACGCGGTAAAAGTTCGCTTTGTGGCCGGTTATGGTGGAAGAAATAGCGTCCCGGCGCAATTTAAACACCTTATTTTAACAATTATAGGGGATTGGTACCAACACCGCGACAACCCGGTACAAGAAAGAAAAACCCGGGCCGATTATTTAATACGCCGGTTGAAATTAACGAGTGTTTAAGATGGCTAAACGGTTTACAATAGGAGATTTTGACCGCCGGGTAACTTTCCAAGAAAGGACAAGCGGCCGCGTAAATGGGTTTAAAAAGGCAACCTTTGTTAATTACCACACGGAGTGGGCTTTTATTGACTATGAAACCGGCGGCACCGACGAAGCTTTTAACGCGGGCCGAAAAACAGGCCGCGAAAGCGCGGTTTTTTACGTTCGCTTAAATACTTTAACCCAAGCAATAACCACGGCGTTTAAATTGATCGACAACAGCACCGGCAAAACGTGGGATATTAGAAGCATACACGAACACCGGGAAACCGGGCGCAATATGTACCTAAAAATAACAGCAGAGCAAAAAGGGCCGGACAATGAGTAAAAAGGAGATTGAGCGCCAATTGGCAAAGGATATAAAAGAAGTGGTAAAAATCTTTAGGACTTTACCAAAGGAGTATCGCGGGAAAGCCCGCAAAAGCTTGTTTAGAAAACCCGCGCTAATGTTTCGAGACGCGGCGCGGGGTAACGTTCCGGTTAGTGACAAACCCCACTATCGATACAAAAAAAGCATAGACGGCGAACCCGGGGAAAAAATTACCTATTTGCCAGGGAATTTAAAAAGGTCTTTACGGGTGTTAACTTTTCGTCGTTCGCCTGATGTATTTGTAGGACCAAAGAAAAAGCCGAAAAATAAGGAAAGCGCGGTTTTTGGCGGTGATGATAAAACGGTCGACCCGTATTACGCTAATTTTGTGGAAAATGGAACAAGCAAACAACCCCCGGCGGGGTATATGCGTAAGGCTTACGACAACAACGTTAGCAAGGCGCGGCAAGTGTTAGAACAAAACGCGCTAAAGATATTTAATAAGTGGAAAAAGAAAGCCGAAAAAAAGTAAATGCAGCTTTTCGCCCCCATATATAATCGCTTAATTGGATCCACCGCAATAACTGATATTGTCGGGGATAAAATATTTTTTTCGCGTGCCGAACAAGGCGCCGCAACCCCTTATATTGTAATAAACCAAGTAAGCGCCACAGGTAGCGAAACTAAAAGCGGGCCAAGTACGGTCGATAAAAACCGGGTACAAATAGACGCTTACAGCAGCGACGCGGAGACGGTTGTAAACTTAAGCGAACTAATACGGCAACGCCTGGAATATTACCAGGGAACAAGCGCGGGCGTTTATTTAGATGGGGCGGTTTATGATAATGAGGAGACCGGGTTTGATGAGGAAAGCGACGCCCACCGGTTAAGGGTTGATTATTTTATACGATATAAACGCTAGTATTATGATTGTACGACTTTTAAAAGATTGGGTAAACCCCACAAGCGGCCTAAAGAAAAAAGCCGGGTTAGTTTTTGAAGTAGATAATAATTTAGGCCGAAAATTGATACAAAGCGGCACCGCCGCAAAAGCTACGCAAGCCGAGTTATTAGGAACGGTAAAAACGGCTTTACGCGAAGAAATTAAACTCCCAAAGCCACCCAAAAAAGAAACCCCCAAAAAGGGTAAGTAAAGACCTATAAAAGACAACAATCGCCGGGAAATTTTGGTACCAAAAAAATCTTATTTCCATGCCAACGACAGACGTTTTAAATTCAACAAATTACGCTTTTTACGCGGGGGGTACTAAAATTGCCCTTACTACCGACGTAAGCGTTAGCCTAACGCACGAACCACGCGACAAAACGAACAAAGACTCCGGGAAATGGCGCGAATTGTTAGAGGGCCTATTGTCCGGAAATGGTAGTTGTTCCGGCTTTTACGCCCACGACGCCGCGTATGGTTTCGACGATCTTTGGTCAAGTTGGGTAAACCGTACTACCTTAGTTATCAAAAGCAGTACCGCCGTAAGCGGCGACAAATATTTGCAAGGAACGGCGTATGTAGGAAATTTAGAGGTTTCGAGCCCGGGAGCGCAAGATAATGTAACATGGAGCGCAACCTTTGAGTTTACCGGCGCAATTACGCAAGGGACGGAAACCTAAGAGTTAGTTAATAGTTTGAACCGTTTTTTTTAGCGGGCCCAATACGGGCCCGCATTTTTCTATCAACAACAAACCACAAATAATGGCTAATTACCACACTTTAGAAATTGACGGGCGAAACGTTCCCGTTTCCTTTGGATGGGGCGCAATGGTAAAATTTGAGGAAAAAACCGGCGTAAGGTTTCCCGAGTTTCAGACCATGCTCGAAAAACAAGAATACCCAATGGGTTTACTTTTGGTGTATGTTTTAACCGGACTAATGGAAGGGGCCCGCAAAGCCGGGATCATTGCGGAGGATTGCCCATTTCAGACCGTTACAGACGTTGCCGATTTTTTAGACGAACACCCCGACGCGTTGCTGAAAATTACAAACATTGCCCAAAGTGATAACGACGCTTTAGGAGATGAGAAAAAACCCGGGCCAAAAAAAAAGGGGCCCAAACCACCCCGCCCGCCCGCGAAGAAATAATACAAAATTTTAGTTGGGCGCGGTTGCTGCAAATGGCCGGGAGTATGGGGTGGACCCCCCAAACCTTTTGGGATAGCACGCCCTTCGAGTTCTTTAATATTTTGGAGGGCTTTATTGATTACCAGGACCAACTCCAGCGCAACGCATGGCGACAAACGCAACTTTTAGCCTTTTATCAGGTTATTACCGCCCCCCATTATACACAAGGGAGTCTAAAGGGCCCCGAAGATCTAATAAAAACTAAATGGGATGATGAAAACACCGGGAATAACTTAAAAAGCCCGGACCAACTTATCGACAGTTTGTCCGGCGTTAAATAACGGCTTATGTCAATTGGTAAACTACTTATCCGGGTTGGGTTAGATATAAACCCTTTAAATAAAGACTTAAGAAACGCCGAGCGCCGCTTAAGCCGCGCCGGTGGCCGGTTGGCTAATGTAGGTAACGAACTAAGCACGAGTTTAACTTTGCCCATTATTGGCATTGGTGGCGCGGCGATTAAAGCCGCCGCCGATTTTGAAAAGCTAGAAAAGGCAATGTCAGCGCAAATGGGATCCACGGAAGCCGCCCGCGCTGAAATAGAAAAATTGCGAGAAGTTGCCAAAAATCCCGGGTTAGGGTTTGAACAGGCTATCATGGGCTCGGTACGGTTGCAAGCGGTAGAATTTGAAGCCGGACTCGCCCGGCGAAGTTTAGCCGCCTTTGGCAACGCTTTAGCGATTGCAGGAAAAGACGCCTCCGACCTGGACGGCGTAACGTTGGCTTTATCACAGATAGCAAGTAAAGGAAAGGTAAGCGCCGAAGAAATAAACCAATTAGCCGAACGGGTGCCCCAAATCCGTAAAGCGATGGCCGACGCTTTCGGAAGCGCCGACACCGAATATATACAAGGGTTGCAAAAAGCGGGCCTAACGACGGAGCAGTTTGTTACCGGCGTTGTGGAGCAATTAGAAAAATTGCCCCGCGCAACCGGTGGAATTGCTAACAGCTTTAATAATTTCCAAACTGCCGTAAAATTAAGTTTAGCCCAAATAGGTAAGGCAATCGACGAAACGGTCGACGTTGAGCAAGTTATGGAACGCATAACCCAAAGCATAACCGGCGCGGTTAAATGGTTTGGAAGCCTGGACTCTTCCACAAAAAAAATGATTGTACGGGCGGCGGCTTTAGTGGCCGCAATTGGTCCTTTAGCTAAAGTAATTGGGAGCGCTAAATTGGTAATGAGTGCTTTGTATGGTGTTATGTTAACGGTTAACAAGGCAACCGGGCTCCTAACCATTGCACAAGCCGCGCTAAATGCAGTAATGAAAGCTAACCCGGTTGGTATTGTAATAACCGCTTTGTCGGTGTTAGCGTTAGCCTTTGCCACGGCATACAAGAAAAATGAAAAATTTAGAGCCGCAATAAACGGGTTAAAAGCCGTTGCCGTGGAAGTTTTGCGGGTATTGGGTGAAGCCGTCTCCGCTTTTGCGGAAGGTTTCAATAAAATGAAAACCGGCCAAATTAAAGCCGCCGCCGCCGCTTTCAAAGAGGGTTTTATCAAAAGTAACCCAATTGGGATAGCAAGCACAGAGGGACAAAGGTTTGCTAATGCTTACCGCGACGCCGTAAAAGAAACCTTACAAAAGGAACAAGACTCGGATCCGGTAACAGAGCCTTTAAAATTTGACGGCGAACAAGTAACAGACGAAACGACCGCCACAAGGAACGCAATACAAGACCTGTTAAACGCTAACCCGGTTGTTATGGATATAACCGCCAGGGTAAAGCAGGAGCGTAAGGTGGCAAAAAATAAAGGCAAGCTTTACGGAGACAGTTTCGACACGCAAGGCGCCGAAATTGACGCTATTACGAATGGAATTGAAAGCCTTTTAAATGAAGGGGTAGATCCGGCAAGCGCCGCCGTTCAAAATTTAGTCCAAGACTTTAACGATTTACGCGCCGCCGGTTCGATGGGGGTAACGCAAATGTTACCCTCTCTAAATTTGATACCGCCCGCAATTGATAGTATAACGGAAGCTAACCGGGAATTTTCCACGAGCAATATTGAGGTTTCCGATACTATGCAAAAAATGGGCGAACAATTACAAGCGATAAACGAACAAGGCGCCGTATTTGGTGACGCCCTTTCTATCAATCAAGAAAAAATCAACGTTTTACGCCAAACAATAGCCGCTTTAATAGAGGAAGGGTTCGACCCAATGAGCGCAAAGGTTCAAAATTTGGTCGCCGAAATGCAAGCCTTACAATTTTCGCAAGCGGTGGGGCAAATGTTTACCGAAATGGGGCAGAGTATGATGAGCGCGGCAAAGCAGGGCGAAACAAGCCTAAAAAGTTTGGCTTTAGTAGCTTTAGAAGCGGCCGGGGCTTTTATACAAGCTAAACTAATGGAAGCCGTAGCCGCCGCCGTTGCTGATAGTTTTAAAAAAACGGGGATGTTTGGTTTAGTGATAGGTGCCGGGGTAGCCGCCGCAACCGGGGCTTTATTTAATGGCTTAATGGGTAAAGTTAGCGGGGCAGTAGCTTTAGCCGACGGCGGTATTGTAAACGGTCCAACTAACGCTTTAATTGGCGAGTATTCCGGCGCAAGGAATAACCCGGAAGTCGTTAGCCCTATTAACAAGCTTGAAGGAATGCTAAATAAAAGGGCGCAAAATATTAGCGTAGACGGGCAAATACGGGCCGACGGTAGCGACATGCTTATTGTAATAGAAAACGCCAAACGACGACAACAACGGACTCGAGGGTTTTAATAGTGAAAAATGATAATTAACGCCGATTGTTTGCAAGTTCTTAAGGAGATGCAACCCGAGACAATAAACGCGGTTGTTACCGACCCCCCGTATTGTTCCGGCGGTTTCAATGAAGCGGGCAAAAGTAACGCAAAGGGGCAGGGGTTAAGAAGTGAAACGATAAGGGAGGAGGGTTGGTTTGTAAATGACAATATGACAACGGCGGGCCTTGTTTGGCTTTTACGAAATGTAGCCGTAGAAGTGGAACGACTTTTAAAAACCGGCGGGTCGATGCTAATGTTTACGGATTGGCGAATGGTGCCCCATTTAGCGCCCGCCCTGGAAAGTTCGGGTTTGAGGTATCAAAATATGATAGTTTGGGATAAAATGCAGGTGGGGCTCGGCCGGGGCTTTAGATCACAGCACGAAATAATATTGCATTTTACAAAAGGCACCGGGGTATATTTTGACAAATCCACCGGAAACGTTTTACGATCGAAACGAATAAACGCCCAAACGCGCCTCCACCAAACGGAGAAACCGGTAGAACTTTTGGCGCAACTTGTTAAAGTAGTAACCCAACCGGGCGACGTTGTTTTGGATCCTTTCGGCGGGTCAATGAGTACGGGCGAAACTTGCGTCCGGTTAGGTCGTAATTTTGTAGGGATCGACAAAGGGCGCGGGTATTGTGAAATTGGAAAAGAGCGACTAAAAAAAGCCGCCCAAACCATACAAACAAGTTTATTTAATGGCTAAACGTTTATTTTCAAGCGCGACGGATGAATACGGCAATTTATGGGATATTGAAATCCACGACGCGGATTTTAGCGGGGCGCCTATCGAGTTTGAAACCAAGCCCCCCGGCGTTGTTATTGATTACCAGGGGCAAAGCCAAAACAGGCTAAACCCAATTTTAACAAGCAAAGCCACCGTTACCGTTTACATAAATAGCGACGACCAACAAGATTTTTTAAACGATTTACCCGACGCCAAAGAGGGCCGGTTTACTCTTAAGATAGACAAAAGCGGCTCTTTTCATTGGGCCGGGGTTATTTTAACCGATACAGCAAGGGAGGAAAATATGCCCCGCCCCTTTGAATTGCAACTAACCGCAACCGATGGGTTAGGCGCTTTAAAAACCGTGGATTATGTACCCACCGGCGGCGTAAACGTGGCAGCGTGGGAGACTTTTTTACAACACCTTTTAAACGCCTTGCAATTACTACCGACGGCCAATTTTTGGGGCGCGTCTGACAACTTTATTACAACCTCTGTTAATTGGTATGAGCAACGAATGGACACCGGATCCACCGCCGAACCTTTAGCCAATAGCCGGATCCACCACAGAGTATTTACCAAAATTGGCGACGACGGCGAAGAAAAATATAAAAGCGCGTTTTTTGTACTTAAGGAAATCGCTAAAAATTGGAACGCCCGCCTCTATTTAGACGCCGGGGTTTGGCGCTTTGAGCAATACGGGCAACGTATTAACCTAAGTGGGGATTTTAAAGAAAAACGGTTCGATAAAAGCGCCAATTTTTTAGGCTTTACCAATGCAGCCAATTACGACGTTACTATTGACCAAACAAGCCAAAAAGCATTTTTAAGAGGTCGCCACCATGAATGGTTCCCCCCTTTACGATTAGCCCGGACCCTTTACAAGCATGAAAGCGGCGCTAATTTTATGGACGGCGTACAATTAGACCACACCACAGAGGGCAACGAGTTTAATTTAGGGGAGTTTAACTACGCTAACGGAACGGCAAAACTTGTTTTTTCTTGTTCTATCCGGTTCTTTGCGGACTTTGCTTTGCTACCCGATGACCCCGCGTTTGTTGTCCATTGGCGAATGAAATTTAAAATCGGGGACAAATGGCTAAAGCGGGAACATATAAACCAGGACCAACTCCCCCAAACAATTACATTAACCCCAAACCCCACTTATACGCCTTTAACGTGGGAAAATTCGGAAAGTTACGTCCATTTTTTTAGTGGGGTTATGTATCCACAGCAAGCCTCCACAATGGTAATAACCCCCGGCGCTTTTACAACCCCATTTTTACCGGAAACCGGGGATTTATTAGTGTCTTTTGAATTAGTGGCCGTTTATAGCGTTTGGAATGAGCCCGCGAACCCTTCCACGCCAATAGCCGGGGAAGATATAACCAATTTAGCGGACGTAACGTATTGGTTAGATGGGTTGGATCTTAGAATAACGGAAGCGGGAGAAGATTTTAACGATAATGAAAGAACCTACACCGTAAACAACCCCTTAACCGGCGCCGGGGATAATACAGAAATTTTTGATGATGTTATGATTTTTGGCGACGGCCCAAAAGACACCACTTTTAGCCGGATTCAAATTTTTGATAATACCGGGGGCGCCTGGATAAATAGCGAATTTTGGGATTTAGGAACGGTTGGCGGGGATTGGCGTAAATTCCAAGAGTTGCGTATATGGGAAATTTTAATCGGCCAACTAAAAGCGGTTAAACGTACTTACGGGACCGGCTTTTTTGATAGCATAGCCGCCACACGATTTAACGACGGTGAATTTTTCTATATATTAGGCGGGGCGCAATTTATGGCGGGGCAATCAGAACACGACGGGGAATGGTGGGCGGTTAGGGTTTACGATGAAACCACGCCAATAGAACCGGCCGACGTCGCCGTTCAATTTCCGCAACAGCCAATAAACGACCCGCCAACGCCGCCAAATAATAACCCATTGGTTGCGATATCCGACGCCGTAACCACTCAAACGATACCCGCCGGACCCGTTGGTCAAATCCCAATAAGCATAGCGGCAAACGGTTTCCAAGTTGTAGCCGGGCAAAGTATAACAGTTGTTAACCCCTTTAGCGGCTACTCTCAAAGCTTTACGGTAAACAATGATACGATCGCAGGCGACACGGTTATTAGCGTAAACGGCAACGCCGGGCAACCGTTCCCGCCGGGGTCGCCGGTTATTGTTTCCAATAATCCAAGCAACCAACAAAACACCCCGGGCCTAAATACTCTATTTGAGGTGGAATATACCGGGGCGGACCCGGATCTTTGCGGCGAAGATTGCCCCGGTATTGCGGAAGCTTGCAAAATTTACGATAAAGAAACGGCCGGGGATGGATCCACCAATGGCAACGGCTTTATTTTAGATGATACCGGCTTACGATTTTTTGAGCCTGACAATTTAAACCCCACGTTTTTTTTAAGGGCGTCGGATGGGTTAAACATACCAACAAAAAAGCACCCTTTAGAGTGGTTTATAGCTTTTGGACCTAATACGCCAATTACAACGGGGCTATCCTCAAACGTTTTATTTGTAGTGCCGCCCCAATTCGCAGGGCTTAAAATGGAGCAAATAGGGATCGCCCTAAATAGTTTAGGCACCGGCGCCGGATCCACAACAATAGAATTACAGAAAGACGCCGTCACAGAAGCAACAATCGATATAACCGCCCAAACAAATAAACGCGAAATTTACACCTTTACGGAAATTGCGTTAAGTGGTAACGAATGCTTTACCATAAACGTTACCGCCGTGGAAGCAACGCCCCCGGAGGGTTTAGTGGTTTACTTTTATTTAAACACTTAAGCCAATGTCCATTTTTATTAAGCTAAAAAAGATAGTAATAAACGCCTCCACGGTAATAGCACACCTAAAAACGTGGTTTGCCTTTAACGTTCGGCCGTTAATCGAAGGGGATGAAAGTAAAAGGGTTTGGGATGGGTCCAACAATGGTAACCACGCCGTTTTAAATGGGGGCTTTGCGCTTTCTTTTAATGGCACTAATACAGAGGTTACGGTTGGAGATACAAACCAAACTATTAAAAGCCTTTGTTTTTGGTGCTACTTAAGCAGCGACACCGAGAAAATATTAGATTTAGACGGCGGCACCACAATGATAGAAGTAAACGCGGGGGTTTTAACCGTTTCCGGGTTTACGGGGCTTACTCTTTACGTTAATGGATTTAACGACAATATTGTAACGCCTGGAAAATGGGAATTTATAGCAATAACGGGGACGGCAGATGTAAACCTTTCTAACCTAATAATTGGTAAAATTGGCGCCACTTATTTTAACGGTCTTTTAGCCGGGTTAAAATTTTGGAGCGTAAGCGCCCCCGCCGCTAGCATATTGCACCAATACAAAAACCCGGAAAGATTAAGCCCCCCGGGGTTGTCTTTAGCTTATTTAGTGGCGTTTTATCCTTTATCAGAGGCCGCAACCCTTCCAATTGTTTTAGACCATAGCGGGAACCACAACAACGGCCAAATTTTAGGCACGTTTACATATAATTTGAGTGAATCGGGGATCTTACCAAATTTGCCTTTAGTCAATTTATCACAGCTTTTAACAAGCAACGGGAGCAGCTTTGTAAGTATTGCAAATGATGCAAGCCTGGACAATACAACAGCCCTAACGGTTTCTTTGTGGTTTATTCGATCAGAAACAACAGCAACAAATCGGGGCTTATATCATAAAAACCCGGATAATACCGGCCTCCGGATTTTGTGCGACGCTGCAAACCTGACAATTAAAGGCGGTGGGGCGTCGTCTTTGAGCGTTCCCGGGTTTGACGAAATAGGCGTTTTATACAACTTAATTGTTACCGTAACGGGCACCACGGCAACGGCGTATAAAAACGGGGTACAAGTTGCAACGGGAACGATTGACGCTTTAACAAGCTTTGCCGGTTCTTTAAACATTGGGTCGGCTTTAGATGATACCACAACACGACCTTTTAACGGCCTTATTTTTAGCGCGGCGGAGTGGGGCATTGTATTAAATTCCGACCAAATAGAACAACTAACAAACGGTAATTTACCAACAACAATAGCTTTAGCGGATCTTTCCGGTTATTGGGAAAACAACAACGTTAAAACGTGGCCGGATCAAAGCACAAACGACAATATAGGAACGCCAACGGGTACGTTAGAAACCATTATTTTACGGGAAGGAAAAACGACCGGTAAAAACCTGTTAGGGCTAACGTTGACCGACAAATGGCCTAACGTGGGTAAATTTTACGGGGCGCAATATGCCCAAATAACTAACAACACCGGCTTAAATTTTTCGGATCCTTTAACCGTCGCTTTTTGGTACAAACACCAAACCCCTAACACCGCCCAAACGATACTCGAGAAAGCCAACACTTTTAAAGCCGAAATATTAGCGGATAACACCTTCCAAGCTACTATCTACCATAGCGGCGGCACCGCCGAAATAATAAACCCAACAAACGAACTAACGGACTTTTATTGGGTGCATTTTGTTTTAACCTTTGACGGGTCAGTTATTCGCGTTTACAAAGACGGCTTTGAGGTTGAAAACTTAACAATTGTTGCAAATATTGACACCGATACGACGGATATTTACATTGGCGCGGATAGTACCCCGGCAAATTACCTAAACGGGTATTTTGACGAGTTTAAATTCCTTTGCAAAGCTTGGAGCAATACAGAGGTTTTAAATGAGTACACGAACACCGAACCGCAGCACAGAAATATCGAGGTAATAGGCGGTTTAATAATTGGGGAGCCTGGAAACTTTGGATTAGGCGACCCGGGATCAAATATATTTTTAGGCAATAACTAAAGACAATGAAAAAGAATAATTTAAAAGGGTTTGTTGTGGATTTAGCTATTTACGGCTTTATCCTATTTGTAATTTTGTGGTTTACAAGTTGCGAACAACGCCCGCAAAAAACGCCGTTTAATTTTGATGAGGTCGCCACGGTTTTAGATAGCCTGGAGAAAGACCTACAAATGGCAACCAATGACCCAAACGGGCTAATTTTAGCGCAAACGATTGTCGACCCGGCAACCTTTACCATATTAAGCCCCGTCGATAGCGGTTTGGTAGGTATAATTAGCCGCCGGAATGGGCTTTGGCGCTATGTATTAAATGAGGACTTAAGAGATTATTACACGGTCGAAGTTGACCGAACGCCCATAAATATTACCAATGCAGATAGCACCGGTTGGACCTGGAAAAACGGTTGGGTTGTAAAAAATGGATATACAGACGCCGATACTATTTTTATTATCGGCGGTAATGGGGAAGCAATAGCAGTAAACACGGTCGGAAATTGGGGCGGCGGGTCCGGTTCGGGGGCGCAATATTTAAACGCCTTAAGCGATGTAAATATGACCGCCCAAACAGGTTACCAAATTTTAGGAATAACGCCCGGCGACACTATTTTTAATAATGTACCGGCGCCTTTTTGGTTTAATAGCGTTAGCGGAATGAATAGAAGCCGCGACGATGTAAGCTTTACAGGTGCCCACCATATAGATAGCGTGGATTATATAAAGTTCCATGATGCTAACGCAAGCGGCAAACGCTGGAAAATTGAGGAACGCAACGACGGCGGCTTAACCATTGAATATGGCGACGGTACCACGGATATTAGTATGCGTTTTAATATTGACGGGACTATACAATTTGGAAGCGACCCGAGCAACCCATATACTTTTCCCGCAGATTATACCGGCGCAAGTGATGGGGACGTTTTATCAATTAACACCACCACAGAGAATTTAGAATGGACAACACCCGGCGCGGGTGGCGCCGGTTCTTTAGATACTGTTTATTTGGCGTTTATGGTAGAGGACCGCCTTGTGAGTTTGCCGGGAACAAGTGGGGTAATTGGAGACGGTTTCTTTGTGGTACCTAGCTATTTAGGTGGATGGGATCTTACGCGGGTCGCTTACACCGTACACACACCCGGCGCCGGTGGAACTTACCCAATACAAACGGACAGAAATAGCACCGTTAATATATTTGGGACAAGCATTCCGGCCGGTTCGAGGTATGCAGAGGCGACCGGTAGTTATACGCTAACAACCGGGGATCTTTTAACGTTTGAGATACCCACCACAAGCGGAGCAACAACAGAGCCCCGAGGGCTTTCAATTCAGTTAATGCTAGTTCGATGAATCAACCTCGGCTTTTACGTTATTCATTTACCAGGGGCGACCGTTTCCGGCTACCCATTACGTTTAATAGAGATGTTTCCGGCTTTGTTTGGGAAAATGTGACAATCCAAGCACAGCTAAAAACGGAGGGCGGTGTTTTAGTGCATGACTTTAACCCCACCCCAACAATTGACGGGACAACAGTTAGCCTAACTTTAGCGGCCACAAGCGCAACGACGGAAAATTGGCAAACAGGCGCTTTAGTTATGGATATCGAAATAGGCGCCGACGGTTTCGGACCCGAGACGCCAATAAAGATTTTATTAACGGTTAACCCGGATGTTTCCTTTTAATGCTTAAACCATGCCCGACCCTATAAATTTAAGTTTTCAGGAAAGCGAATCGATAAACGTAACGTTTACAGAGTCCGACAACGTTGTTGTTAATTTTGGGCAATCTTTGCCAAGTGGCGCCGTACTTTTTACCGATTTAACAGACACGCCCGGATCCCTGACCGGAGAGGGCGGTAAATACGTTAGGGTGAATGTAGGGGAAACCGGGCTCGAGTTTGTAAGCGGTACGAGTTCGGCGGTTGCTTTTACCGATTTAACCGATACGCCCGGGGCATTGGGAACGGCCCTCCAGGGGATCAGGGTAAACAGTGGCGCCACGGCGTTAGAGTTCTTTACCCTTGCGACGGTGGCGACGACGGGCGCTTATTCCGATCTA